AACCCCTTTTAATATGTATCAAATTATTATTACACACCTTCAGGAACGAACCGCCCAGGTTATCCACTACCAAAAGCTCGACAAAGCCCTTCACGCCTTTAAAGAGATTTGTAACGATAAGGGTTATAAATGGGAATGGAGCGACGATCTTCCAACCGCTGGCGGTAATGACTGCGAGTATAAAATCGAAATCAATTATTCACTATAAAACCCCCGAAATGATGAAAACCATAACAGTAAAACTCCAACGTCCCGCAACCGTTGACGTTATCGAATTTGAGCTCCCCCACTTCTCTAAAAAGGGCGCCACTTATTACGCCGTAATTAATCCGCTCGAGGCTATCGAGGTAAGCCCGTGGCCCCGAATCGACGCGCCAATGATCAACATACAAAGAAGCCCGAACCAAATCGAGGAGGCTTTTAGCTGGGATTCTGAAACCTCAACCCGCGAGGAATTTATGGCGGTTTATACGGCCGCGTTTGAAAGTATAACCACTAAAATCCTGAGCATATGAAAAAAGCCGCCAAATGGCTCCGTTGGCTCGCGTGGGGAATTGCTATTTACGCCCTCCTCAGATACTGCGAAGAGCTAAACACCTGTTTAATGAACTATTAAAACCCCTTAAAATGTACCCTCTCAACCCCGAAACAATGGCGCAAATACAAAAGTTTACTCAGCGCCTCAACACCCAGCCCGACCCGCTCAGCGTCGAGCAAACACCCGACCGTAAAGCCTCGACCGTCGTTATTTCACACATCGAAATGACGCTCGACGAGCTGTTTTTCGGCCAATGGAAAACGGAAAATTTCAAATGGAGCCCCGTAGCTAATGAAATTCAGGGTTCGCTCGAGCTCGTTGTTATTCACCCCGTCACAGGTTACGAAATCCGCCGAACTGGCGCCGCCTCCATCGTTATAATGGTCGATAGAGCACCCGAAAACCTTGCGGGCCAAGAACGTAACCAATGGGCGCTCAACCCATCGAATAAGAAACCGAACGCCCTCGATATGGCTTTCCCGAAACTTAAATCGGAATGCCTCAAGAACGCCGCCCAATCTCTCGGGCCCATCTTTGGCCGTGACCTGAATCGTAAAAACAAGGACGTTTATAAACCTTTCAAGATAGCCAGTGCGGGGGAATTACCCGAGGCCCTTATCTCTCGGCTCGAGGTTGGTATTCTTAACGGCGATCCACAGGCGGCCGACGCTATTAAAGCGCTCGACGCTCATTTGAGCCCTGAGCAAAAAAATAATTTACAAACCCTTTTAACATCTAAAGAAAATGGAAATTAATCCTTACCTCGCCGAATATATGGCGACCGTTAACCAACAAAGCGCCGCGTGGGATAAACTACGCCTCGGCCGTTTCACAGGCTCAGGAATTAGCGCCCTAATGACCGACCCGAAAACAAAGGCCGCAAAGGAAGCGGGCGAGCTTTCAGAAACCGCCAAAAAATACATTTATGAAAAAGTAATGGAGGAGGTCACGGGGCAAAGCGCTAATGAGGCAACCTCTCGCGCTATCGACTGGGGTAATGAGTGGGAAGAGCACGCCTTAAAAGAACTTCAAAAGGCTATTAATTGCCCCGACGAACATTTCGAGTTTAAGCCCGCGTTTAAACTCTTTAACGATTACTTTGGATGCTCGCCCGACGCGTTCGGCTGGCTTCCCGACTTTGAGCGCGTTGGAATCGAGATTAAATGCCCGTGGAATTCGGTTAATCATTATCTACATTCTCAGGTTAAAAGCGCCGAGGACTTGAAAAAAGTAAACCCCGACTACTATTGGCAGATTCTCGGTAATATGTTAACCCACAATTTGCCCGCGTGGATCTTTGCAAGTTACGACCCGCGCCAACCTGAAAGCCGCCGCCTTCATTACGTGGTAATTGAGGCCGAAATCGACGCCCTGAATGAGCTTTGTGAGCGTATGGAAACGGCTCACCGCTATAAAGAAATAATTAAAACCGCTTGGCTAAATGAATAATTATCTAACCCGAGAAGTTTTCGAGCTTCTCAAATCCCAAGCAACCGCCCGCGATAATATGCTCGAGTGTGTTCAACACGTCCATAACCTCGAAATGGCGGCTCTGAATATCCCCCGCGAGGATTATTATAACGCCTTTTTCGGCGGCCGCCTGAGTTCGGTTAAAAGTATTGATCGAATTTGGAGAAAAATTCAAGAAGATGTTCCCGAGCTCAGGGGCTCAGAGTGGGAAGCCCGCCAGGTTCAAAGCGGGCGGATAGATATCGAAGATTTAAGCTATTTAAAAAACCAATTAAATTTATTTTGAAATGAGAAAAGGAAATTTAACCCCGCGAATTGAGAACATTTACCAATGGATTGAGCATTGGGGCGACGCCAGCGCCGAGAATCTTTCTCAAAGCATGAACGAACCCATTGGCACGATTAGCGCCTGTTTGAGTTATATGGTAAAATGTGGCTATTTATACCGAAATAATCGCCTTTATACGATTCGAGTTAAGCAAGACCCGCGAGAAGTTGCGTTAAAAATTCGCGGGCTGATTCGAGAAAATAAAATGATTAAAAAAGAGCGCGAGTTAATACGCCAGCGAAGTTTATTCAGCCAATCGAAAAAAGAAGCGGAGGGCGTACGCCCCGAAATGCCCCTAAATGCCCCCAGCATCGAGGCCGCCGTTGAATTGTTGAAAAGTAAAGGTTATAAAATCCTCGCGCCCGTGACTGAATTCAAAGAGATTTAGTATTATTGCCCCGACACTCAGTTATGAAAATCTTGAATACAGACCGCCGCCGCATTGCCAAAGCCTAATCGGGCGCTGGGTGTCCTTTGCGTGCGGTGGTCGTATTTTTTAAAATGAGAACTTACTTTATTTTTTATCGTAGCTTTTATGAGGCTATTAACGACCTCCCTGAAGCTCAACAACTCGAGCTCTATAAAGCAATTTTTGAGCTTAGTTTGAATGATTCTGAACCCGAATTAACGGGAATCTCTAAAAGTATTTTTACACTTATTAGGCCTCAAATCGTCGCTAATAATCAGCGATTTAAAAACGGTTCAAAAGCAAAAGCTAAGCGAAACGGAAGCGAAATCGAAGCGAAAAAAAAGCAAACTGAAAGCGAAACGGAAGCTAATAAGAATAAGAATAAGAATAAGAATGAAAATAAGAATGAGAATAAAAAAGAGAATAAGAATTTTGAACCTCCAACCCTTGAGGAGGTTAAAAGTTGGTTTATCGAAAACGGTTCTACCGCTGAGGCTGGCGCGAAAGCGTGGCAATACTACACCGATGGAAATTGGAACGATAGCAAAGGCCAACCCGTTAAAAATTGGCGTCAGAAAATGAGGGGCGGCCGTTGGCTCGAGCCAAAACCAAACGCCAAACCTCAAGATGAACAATACCGCCAGCTCGACCGTGAACTCGTTCCTGGCTCCGATATTCTCTACAAATACAACCCCCACGGCTAACCCCAAAAACACCAATGTTATTACCGCCCAACGATACCGAACTCGAAAAAATAGCCTTAGGAGCTATTCTCCTCGATTTTAACGCACTTAAACGCGTTGAAGGTGTCTTAACCTCAGAAAAGTTTTTTGACCCGCGTAATGGGCTGATTTTCGATGCAATCCAAAACCTAAAAGCCGAAAACCTCCCCATCGATATTTTAACCGTTACCCAAACGCTGAGAAAATCTAAAACATTGAGCGCGGCGGGCGGGCCCCTTTACCTCTCAGAATTGACTACTCGAGTAAGCTCAACCGCCAACCTTGAAACGTGGGCCCTTCAACTCGTGGAAATGTATTTAAAAAGGGAGCTGGGTAAAATGGCGGCGCGGTTAGCTGAGGAGGCACTTTCACCCGAAAACGACCCTTTCGATTTATATAACTCCTATTCGGTACAATTAACCGACCTCATAAAATCAAACCTCAAGGGCGAAACCTCGCATATTTCCCAAATAACGCCCGAAACCTCGCAAAGCATTGAGGAGCGCGAGCGCCACGGGCTCTCAGGAATACCCACGGGAATAACAAACGTCGATCAAATACTCGGCGGACATCAAAAAGGCGATTTAATTTACATAGCCGCCCGTCCTGGCATGGGGAAAACCGCCCTCGCGTTAAGTGTTGCCCTTAATATGGCTCAAAGCGGGTACCCCGTCGCGTTTTTTTCGCTCGAAATGTCACGGGCTCAACTTGTTTTTCGTTTGGCCTCCATACTTTCAGGAATGAACGCCGAGAAACTGGCGAAATATACCCTCACAAAAGAGGAGAAAATAACCTACTATCAAACCGTCGACAGGTTAAACGCCCTTCCGATTTACATCGACGATCGCCCTGGCTTATCAATTCATGATTTAAAAACCCGCGTTCGAACTTTGGCCGAGCGTTCCAACGTAAAAGCGGCGTTTATTGATTACGTGCAATTACTGAGCGCGGGTAATAAAAAGAATTTTGGGAGCCGTGAACAGGAAATTAGCACAATATCGAGAGGCCTCAAGTTGATCGCAAAAGAAAACGGCCTTCCCGTTATCGCATTAAGCCAGCTCAGCCGCGCCGTTGAGGCCCGCCAAGATAAACGCCCCCTCCTTTCCGATTTGCGCGACTCGGGAAGCCTTGAGCAAGACGCCGACGTTGTGGCATTTCTTTACCGCGCGGGATATTACGACGCTCATTCCCCAATTAACACGGCCGAGTTTATAATCGCCAAACATCGAAACGGGCGCACGGGAATGCTGGGCGTTAATTTCACCCCCGAAACGATGCACTACACCAGCCAACTCAATACACCTAATAACGATATTTTTGAATTATGAGAGCTTATAAAAATTCCGACGGTTCTTTTGACGTCCTCAAGGAAAACCAACTTTTCCACGTGAAAAGCGGCCGCGTTAAATACGTGGGGCAAATCGGCCCAAGCTGGCGAGCGTGGGGGCCTGAGGTTAAAAGGATTCCGAAAACCGTTTTAAACGCGATCCAATGAGCCAACAAGTAATTGAGGGCGATAACCTCGCCACTCTCAAAACGTACCCCGATAATTATTTCGACGCCGTTGTTACCGACCCGCCTTACGGCCTCTCATTCATGGGTAAAAAATGGGATTACGACGTCCCGCGTGTTGAACTTTGGGCCGAGGTTTTTCGGGTTCTTAAACCTGGCGGACATTTGCTCGCATTTGCGGGGACTCGCACTCAGCATCGAATGGCGGTAAATATTGAGGACGCTGGCTTTGAAATTCGCGATTTAATCGCATGGGTTTACGGCTCAGGATTCCCGAAAAGTTTGGATATTTCCAAAGCAATCGACAAAGCGGCGGGGGCTGAGCGGGAAATAAATGGAATATCCAAAAGACACGTTTGCAAAGTCGATAATTCTCAAGGTAACTCAATGGGTAAATTTATCAGTAAAAACTATAATAAAGAAACGGGCAAAATTTACACAACCGCCCCCGCAACCGACGCCGCCAAGGAATGGGAGGGCTGGGGGACGGCTTTAAAACCCGCTCTCGAGCCGATAACGGTCGCCCGTAAACCAATCGAGCAAACCGTCGCGGCCAACGTTTTAAAGTACGGAACGGGCGGGCTTAATATCGACGGGGCAAGGGTTGGAACGGAAATAAGATTTAACCCGCCAACCCGAAAAAGCGAAACGCCTTCACTCGGTAATTTTGCAAATTGTGAGGGGTTTGGTTCAACCGCTGAAGGCCGCTGGCCCGCTAACTTAATTCACGACGGGAGCGAAGAGGTTGTGAAATTGTTTCCTGAAACGGGGCCGAGCTCAGATCATCCACGAAATAACAAAGTTAAAACGGGGCAAAATGGTATTTATGGAACCTTTGAAGCCGTTACAATTCAAGGTTATAGCGATAACGGGGGAAGCGCCGCGCGTTTTTTCTATTGCCCGAAAGCATCGAAAAACGAAAGAGATAACGGCTTAAAAGGATTCGAGCCGAAAACGGCTGGCGTTGGAGCCTTGAGGGATGGGGGCCGAGAATCAGAGGCCCGCGGGAACTTTCACCCCACCGTAAAGCCCGTCGATTTAATGCGCTATTTGGTTAAATTAGTTACCCCGAAAGGCGGAACCGTCCTCGATCCATTCAACGGCTCAGGAACGACGGGCGTTGCGTGTAAACTTGAGGGTTTTAATTACGTGGGCTGTGAATTTGACCCCGAATACTGCAAAATTAGCCGCGCGAGGATTGAAAATTACGTATGGAACCCAGCGCCTGAACCCGAGCCAACCGCCCCGAACCAATTAAACCTCTTTGAATGAAACGTTGTAAAATCTGCAAAGGGCCTTTTACGCCAACTTACTCGAGCCTTCAGGCTACGTGCACCAAGCCTCAATGTTTAATTGAATGGGGCCGCCTTACTGAGCGAAAAAAAGCCAAAAGGGAAATTAAGCGAATGAGGGAAAATATAAAGAGCGTCAGCCAGTACCGCCGAGAGCTTCAAAAAGTGTTTAACGAGTTCATTCGCCTGAGAGATTCCAAAGAACCCTGTATTTCGTGCGGAAAACCCCTTCCCGCCAAATATGACGCGGGCCACTTTTACTCGGTTGGCTCTTATCCGAACTTAAGATTTAACGAGGACAATGTACACGCCCAATGCGTCGAATGT